GAGTTTTCGGTCAAGACGTCGGCCAGTTACTACAAGCTGACCATCAACGGCGCCACCGTGATCGAGATCGATCTGGTGAACATGACCGAGATCGTCAACGGCGTGGATCTGCTCGCCGCCCAACGTCGCGCCATTGGCGCCTGACCCATCCGGCCTGGCGCTGCCGGGCCTTTGCCCTGAGAGCTTCCGATGACCCCGACCTTTTCCCCAACCATTCCCCTTGATCAGCCCATCACGCGCGGCGAGCAGACCATCGCCGATCTCAAGGTGCGCAAGCCCGGCGCCGGCGAGCTGCGCGGCCTCAAGCTCACCGACGTGCTGCAGCTGGACGTCACCGCGTTGGCGATCCTGCTGCCGCGCATCTCATCGCCCACGCTGACCACCGCCGACGTCAATGCGATGGATCCGGCCGACCTGCTGGCGGTCGGCCAGGAGGTGGCGCTTTTTTTCTTGCCGAAGGCACAGAGGGAAGCGGCTTTCCCAACTGTGTAGAGGATGCGATGGCCGACATCGCGGCCGTCTTCCATTGGCCGCCGTCCGCAATGGACGGCTGGTCGCTGCACGAACTCACGGCGTGGCGCGAGCGTGCCCGCCTGCGAAGCGGAGCCGAGTGATGCCCCACCAAACGCAACAGGCCGCCTAAATGGCGGCCTCTGAAAATCTGCGCCTGCAGGTCATCCTGGCCGCGGTCGATCGCGCCACTGGCCCGTTCCGCCGCGTGCTCAGCGGCAGCCGCGGTGTGGCCATCGCGCTGCGCAGCCAGCGCGATGCCCTGCGTCAGCTCAACAGCCAGCACCGCGACATTGGCGCCTACCGCGACCAGGTCGCCGTCGCGCAGCGCGCCAAGTTCGCGCTCGATGCGCAGCGACAGTCGGTACGCACGCTTGCCCAGCAGATGAAGGCAGCCGGCACACCCACGGCGGCCATGACGGCCGAGTTCGAGCGCGCCGTGCGCAGTGCACGCGAGCTCAAGACCGCGCACGGCATGCAGGAAGCCGGCCTGCAGCGCCTGCGTGGCCGGCTGGAGACGGCCGGGATCAGCACGCGCGAGCTGGGCACCCATGAGCGCCGCCTACGCAGCGAGATCGAGAGCACCAACACTGCCATGCGCGCCCAGCAGCAACGCCTGGCAGCAATCGACACCGCACAGCGACGCAGCGCCCGCATTCAGAGCGCCGGACTGCAGGCCAGCGCCTACGGCGCCGGCATGGCGTTTGCAGGGCAACGCGCACTGGGTGCCACCGCACTGCCGATCCGCGATGCGATGGAATTCGAGTCAGCGATGGCCGACGTGCGCAAGGTCGTGGACTTCAAAACGCCGCAGCAGTTTTTGCAGATGGGCCGCGATGTCGAGAACCTCTCTATGCGGTTGCCGATGTTGCCGGCGGAGATTGCCAAGATCGTCGCAGCCGCCGGCCAAGCGGCCATCCCGCGCCAGGAGCTGGTCCGCTTCGCCGAGGACGCGGCCAAGATGGGCGTGGCCTTCGACAGCACCGCCGAGGAGGCCGGCCAGACCATGGCGACCTGGCGCACCGCCTTCCGCATGGGCCAGGCCGAGGTGGTCGTACTGGCCGACAAGATCAACTATCTCGGCAACACCGGCCCGGCCAGCGTCAACAAGATCAGCGCGGTGGTGAACCGGATTGGTGCCCTGGGCGAGGTGGCCGGCCTGCAGAGCGGGCCGCTGGCAGCCCTGGGCGCCACGGTTGCTGGCATGGGCATCGAGTCGGAGGTCTCGGCAACCGGCATCAAGAACATGCTGCTCACCCTGGCCTCGGGCGAGTCGGCCACCAAGAGCCAGCAAGAAGCCTTCGACAAGCTCGGCATCAAGGCAACGACCATGGCCAAGGTCATGCAGAAGGATGCCAGCGGCGCGATCATGTCGGTGCTGCAGAAGCTGCGCGCACTGCCCAAGGCCGAGCAGGCCGCGACGATGACGCAGCTGTTCGGCCGTGAGTCAATCGGCGCGATCGCACCGCTGCTGACCAATCTTGAGCTGCTGCAGGGCAACTTCGCCAAGGTGGCCGATGCGCAGCGCTACGGCGGCTCCATGGAGGCCGAGTACGCATCGCGTGTAGCTACCTCGGCCAACTCGCTGCAGCTGCTGAAAAACACCGCCGTGGTGGTGTCGCAATCGATCGGGCAGACCCTGCTGCCGCAGTTCAAGGAACTGACCGAGCGCACCGCTGCCGTGGTCGGCCGCGTCACGACGTGGATCCGCGCCAACCCGGCACTGGTGGGGACGATCGCCAAGGTGGCGATCGGTGCCACCGCGCTGGTCACCATCCTGGGCGGGCTGCTGGTCGCCGGCGGCGTGGCCGCCATGGCGTTCTCGCAGATCCACGGCGCTGTTGCGCTGCTGTCCGGCGGTGGCGGCTTCGGCGCGCTGGTGCGCCAGGGGCTGGCGTTCGGCGGCCGCGTGCTGCCGCTGCTGGCCAACGGCGCGCGCCTGCTGCTGCCGCTGCTCGGTGGCGTCAGCCTGCCGGTGCTGGCGATCGGTGCGGCCGTCGCTGCGGTGGCGCTGCTGGTGTGGAAGTACTGGGGGCCGATCAAGGCGTTCGCGATCGGCGTGTGGCAAGGCATCGTCGAGGTGGCCGCGCCGGTGCTGGCCGAGCTGCAGGCCGCGCTCGCGCCGCTGGGTCCGCTGTGGGACACCGTCGCCGCCGCGATGGGCCAGGCCTGGGCCTGGGTGAAGCAGCTGCTGACGCCGTTCGAGGCCACCACCGCGCAGTTGCACGGTGCAACTCAGGCCGGTCGCGGCTTTGGCCAGATCCTGGGCGCGATGCTGGTCACCCAGCTAAAGCTGGCGGTCAAGGCGATCGGCTGGCTGGTGCAGGCGTTCGTGTTCGTGTTGCCGGTCATCAAACAGATCCTCGGCGGTGTGTGGCAAACGGTCCAGGGCACCTGGTCGCTGATCGTGGGGGTATTCACCGGAAACGGCGATCGCATCCGCCAGGGGCTGCTGCAGCTGTGGGCCGGCATCAACCTGCAGCTGGCCAACTGGCCCGCCCGGATGCTGCAGGCCGGTGCGGACATGATCAGCGGCCTGGTGCAGGGCATCCGCTCCAAGTTTGGCGCTGCCGGCGATGCGGTCGCCCGCGTCGGTACCGGCGTGGTCGACCGCTTCAAAGGCTTGCTCGGCATCCACAGCCCCTCGCGCGTGTTCGCCCAGCTGGGCGACTTCACCATGCAGGGCCTCACCGTGGGCCTGCAGCGCGGCCAAGGCGCCCCTGTGCAGGCCGTCACGGCGCTCGGTGACCGCATGCGTGCGGTGGGCGCGGGGCTGGCCTTGGCGACGGCCACGGCGCCGCTCGCAGCGATCGACAGCCGCGCGCCGTTGTCCGCACCAGCGCGGGCACCCGGCGCACCTGCAGGCGGTGCCAGCTACGTCATCCACGTCCATGCCTCGCCCGGCATGGACACCACCGCACTGGCGCGCGAAGTCGCCCGCCAACTTGAAGAGCGCGATCGGCGCACAGCGGCAGCCCGCCGCTCCAGCCTGCGCGACGACTGAGGATCCGCCCCGATGATGATGTCCTACGGCACGTTCGTGTTTTCCCTGGACAGCGCCGCCTTCTTGCAGTTGCAGCGGCAGATGAGTTGGCGCCATGCCAGCAGCGAGCGCATTGGCGCGCGTTCGGCCAGCCAATTCCTGGGACCAGGCGATGACACCATCGACCTCTCTGGCCTGATCGCTCCCGAACTCACCGGCACGCGCGCCTCGCTGGACACGCTACGCGAACTCGCAGCTGATGGTGAGCCATTGCCGTTGGTCGACGGTGCCGGCGTGGTCTATGGGCCGTATCTGCTGCTGACGATCAACGAGACGGCCTCGCTGTTTTTCGAAGACGGCACCCCGCGCCGAATCGAGTTTCAACTGAGCCTGCGACGCGCAGACGACCTGGCACCCAGGGCGAGCGCCGGATGAGTTATCCGATTCCGCAGTGGCGCGTCGTGCTGGATGGCATCGACCTCACCGAGCGCATTGCGCCGCGCCTGCGCGACCTCACCCTCACCGAATGCCGGGGCGGCGACGCTGATCAGCTGGACCTGAGCATCCACGATCACGACGGCAAGATGGCGCTACCCAAGCGCGGCGTGCGTCTGGCCGTCGCACTGGGTTGGAAGGCCACCGGCCTGGTCGACAAAGGCACGTTCCTCGTCGACGAGGTGGAGTACAGCGGCGCACCGGACATCATCACCGTCCGTGCGCGCAGTGCAGATCTCACAGCCGGCATGCGCACACGGCGCGAACGCAGCTGGCACGACACCACGCTCGGCACGGTGCTCAACGCATTGGCCGGCGAGCATGGGCTGACACCCCGCGTGGCTGAAGCGTTTGCGCGCACCAAGCTGCCCCACCTCGATCAGGCCAATGAGAGCGATATGAATCTGCTCACTCGCCTGGGGCAACGCTTTGACGCAGTCGCGTCTGTCAAGGCCGGAGCGCTGCTGTTCGCACCGATCGGCGCCGGCACCACGGCAACCGGCAAGCCACTGGCTACCGTCACGCTGACGCGCCGCGACGGCGATCAGCATCGCTACTCGGTGGCTGATCGCGAGGCCTACACAGGCGTGCGCGCTTACTGGACGGACAAAGGCAAAGCGCGCCGGCAGTCGGTACTGGTCGGCACCGACGACAATGCAAAGCGCCTGAGCGAGTCGTATGCGGATGAAGCAACAGCACGTCAGCATTCACGCGCGGAGCTTGAGCGGATCAAACGCGGCCTGGCGAAGCTCGACTACACCTTAGCGATCGGACGGGCTGACCTGTTTCCAGAACAACGCCTCACGATGAGTGGCTTCAAACCGGAGATCGACAGGCAGTCCTGGCTGATTGCAAAAGTCACACATACGATCAACGGCTCCAGCGGCTTCACCACCGCGCTCGAACTGGAGACCGCGGCGTAAGCGCCGCGCAGCATTGTTCACTCTGCGGCAGGCTGCCGGGAGTGGCAGCTCACCAACACACCATTGCTCAGTACCCGATACAGTCCCAGCTCACTCTCAGCATGCGCGGCGGCCAGGGCATACGTGGCGTAACCTGGCGTCTGCAACTGGTGCCGGCGCAATGTTAGCCCGCCTTGTCTGGACACCAAGATTTCTGCGTGTAAAAAACAGCCAAAAGTGAGCTAACTCGCTGTCAGCAAAGGTCTTTACACGAATCCCCTGCCGGCCCTCGGATTCGTGTAGCCCATTGCCGCCTTGGTGGCGACGTAGGCCGGGCTCTGCTCCCGACGGAGCTACCGCGATAGGGTCGATGCGCTACGGCCAAGACGCCGCGATATGGAGCGAATGCTGGCGCCGTTGGTGATTTCAATCTGCAACACCGCACGCTCTTCCGAGCTCAGATGACTGTAATGTGTTCCCATGTCTGCACCCTACGCGATTGTCGGGTGTTGCACTTGGAAGTTGAGTCTAATCTGATGGCGGCGGCATCGGTTGCCGTGATTCTCTGGCTCCATGTCGAAAACGGGAGCAAGTTCATCCGGGAAGCCACGATTACAGCTTCGCGACTAGGTTCTTCATCGCCTCATTGGCGTTCAGGAGGTACTCCTTCTTCACTTGCACATTCTTCCCGTTGATTGTTTGTTGGCCAACCTGAAGTTTCGAGAACGGGACGCCTTTTGCGAAGGCCACCACACCGGTTGTCTGGAAGTCTCGAATCTCCACAAACCCAGTTTCCACCTCATTGAAGCTGAAGATCTCGGGGTTTGACTTCAAGAGTGAGCCCACATCGCTCTCGATCACGTGCAGTACGGCGGCGTAGGCCGAAGCGGCACCCATATACTGCGTTAGCCGGTTCTTGACGATCAGGTGAACGTTGGGAAGAGGCCGTTCGGCATCCTTGAGCTTCGTTGCAAACGAGTAAGCAGCGTAGATCTCCGATGGCAGTTTCAGACCGTACAAGAGAGATAAGGCATTCTGAATCGCCCGACGGGAGGAGTCGTCCGCCATCACGGGGAGCACGATGCGGTTTGCGATGGAGAGTGCGATCTGCGTGTAGAGGGAGAAGCTGGGATTGCAGTCGATGAAGACCGCGTCATATTGGTCGGCAAGCTGATCCAAGAAATCCTTCAGCCAGTCGACAACCGCGATCCACGGATTCGTTCCGGGGATCTGATTGTTGGCTAGCGTGTTCACGGCATTCGATTGGAGTTCCAGCAGCGGATCGCCACATACAAGATCGACGTTTGTGGGCATGCACTTGTTGTAGTTGTTCGGCTTCGTAATGAAGTCGTGCGCCTTGAACTCTGGCGGGGAGTACGGCGAAGGCAGACGGAGCTGAAAGTACCCGCCCACGCTGCATCTGGGTTTTAAGCCGTGTCGCTCCAGCAGCTTTTCGCCGCCCTTGTTGTTCAACCCTCCCAGCATCAATTCGGAAAGGTTGGCCTGTGGGCACATGTCAACCGCCAGAATGCGCTTTCCCGGATGCTTCTCGGCATAGCACACGATCGACTGAAAGCACAGGCTCGTCTTGCCGGTGCCGCCCTTGTTGTTCCAGTACGCGTATTTGATTTCCATCACTTGCTCCGCGATTGCCGTCTTATTAGGGGGCTTGAAAATTCTACGGTAATGTGCACTCTCTTATAAGCACATCCCTTATAGGATTTGTGGGGATTTTCTGATAGCTCGGCAGATGCAGCTGGCGTAGCTTTCATCCTGGATGTCAGGTCATCTCGCGCTGCCAGGGGGGCGGCGACTGGATCGCAAGGAGCGACGCACCGACACCTGGAAAGCCACCGGCACGCACCGGCGGCTTTTTTTGCGCCGATGCCATGCTTTGTGACGCTCATCACTCCAACGTCGCATGCCCAGTGCCGATGACGCACTCTTTTGCGAGAACCAGCTGTCCTATCTGCAGCTTGATTACGACTTCTTTTTTTTACGGCCGCCCATGTTGATCTGCATGTTGCTTTGATCGATATCGCCGGTATTGGTCAGCATTTGAGCAACCTGGCTGCTGTCGTTGAACGTCACAACAGGCGCAGCTTTCTCGCCAGCCGATCGTGGCGATACAAGGTTGGACAACATTGCGGTGCGAAGCTCTTGCGGTGCCGCACGAAACGCAGCCAACAGCGCAGCCTCAGACGGATCCAACTCCGCCCTCTGTTCCAGCAACACATACATGAGGTCAACGCCGCGAGCATGCGCGGCCAGTAAGTAGGCTCCACCCGGCATGTTCTGATCTTTCTCGAAGTACAGCTGCGCCCACTTTGATACGCCGCACGCCTCGGCCATCTCCTGCTGCGTCAAGCGCAGGCGCTTGCGTTCTTCCTTCAGGCGTTTCCCTACAGTCACTCGGTTTTTCCTTGATGTTGACAAAATTGGCGTTAACGCCAACAATTTCCAAAACGCAGGTAACCCGCCCCCATGCCCCGCAAAAGCCAAGCACAGCAGCAGATCCCTGTCCGAACCCCAGTTCAGGCCCGGCAATGGTTGGTATCCAACGGAGTCACTGTGTGCGGGTTCGCCCGCCAACTTGGGGTGAACCGCACTGTCGTTGACGACCTGCTCCGTGGGCGCTCTCAAGGCAAATACGGCGATGCGCACACTGCCGCAGTCGCTCTTGGTCTCAAGGCACCGCCGGATTATGCCGCAAAAATCCAAACTTCCAAGCGCTCGAGGGGGTGAGCATGTTCTGCAGGAAGAAGGTTGTTTTCAGCTGCGAGGCCTGCGGGAGCAGGCTCATCAAGCGCACCAGTTCGCTGGCGCACAAGTATCTGCGCCGCGACTCCTACGTGTGCGAGAACCCCATGTGCGGGGCCACGTACACCGGCCACTCGGAGCTGACGGGCATCGCCAGTCCCAGCGGCGTGCAAACCGCGCACAGTGAATTACCGCCCACGCCTGCGTTCGAGCGTGCTCTAGCGCTGCAAGCATTCCGCGAGTCAGTCGGCGACCGCCAGCTGGATCTGATCACTGCCGGCGGGGAGCCGGCCCTCCCGCTCTAACTGAGACCCCCCTATGCGAAACACCCTTGATTGGGCGGCACTGCCGCCCACGGCGAAGCTTTGCCTGCAGGTTGCGCTGCTGCATGACGGCCTGTTGCAGACCGAGCATGGCTACATCGGCTGCAATGCGCCTGCCGATACGCAGGAGCGCTTCGGTGCAGTGGTCGTTGCCCAACTCATGCAACAGGGCCTGGTCACCGCCGACAGTCTGGACGAGCGCCGCGTCGCTTTGACCGACGCAGCCGTCGCGCTGTTCCACATGCACACGCCACAGACCGGGGTGGAGGCATGAGGGCCTCCAATGGTTGGTTCGGCGCGCAGGAGCCACGCTTCGTCGATGCCGGATCACATGCACCCCAGCGCGTCGCCCCGAGTACCAAGCACGCCGAGGCGCTCGCCCTGACCGCTGCGGTCGAGGCCCTCCGCCTTGCCGGCGGCAATTACGTCGTTCTCGACGGCACCCCAGCCACGCCCGCGCCACGGCGCCGGCCAGGCGCGTAAGGACATCCATGCAAGAGGATCTGCGACAACAGGTGCTGACCCGGCTTGAACGGGACTACGGACTCAAGCACCGTAGCGGAACACCCTACATGCGCGGCGGCAAGTGCCCGTCCTGCAGCAAGAAGGAGCTCTACACCAACCACCTCAAGCCGTGGGTGGTGAAGTGTGGTCGTTTGTCCAAGTGCGGCCGCGAGCTGCATGTCAAAGACCTCTACGACGATCTGTTCGACGACTGGTCCAAGCGGTTCCAGCCGACGCCGGCCGCGCCCAATGCGGCAGCCGATGCCTACCTGCAGTTCTCCCGCGGCTTCGATATGGCACCGCTCAAGGGCCTTTACACACAGGACAGCCACTACGATCGAAAGATCAGCGCGGGCACCGCGACGGTGCGCTTTGCGCTGGTGAAGGGCGGCTGGTGGGAGCGCCTGATCGATCGCCCGCATCGCTTCGGCAAGCAGAAGGCACGCTTCGCTCCAGGGCAAAGCTATGTCGGCGTGTGGTGGGCCGCTCCGGCCACCCTGACCGCCATGAAGACAGCACGCGAGGTGTGGATCGTTGAGGGCATCTTCGACGCCATCGCGCTGCTGCAACACGACATCTGCGCGGTCTCGGCGATGTCCTGCAATGCCTACCCGGAAGAGTCGCTGCGGGAGTTGGCCAAGGCACGCGCCGCCGACCTCCCCACACTGGTGTGGGCGCTGGATAACGAGCCGAGCGCACGCGGCTACACGCACCGCCACATCAAGCGCGCTGCGACGCTCGGGTTCAAGTCGCGGGCCGCGCAGATCGTCCAGCGCGATGGCAAGAAGACCGACTGGAACGATCTGCATTTGCGCGCCCTGGCGTCCGAGGATGCCAACCAGTGGGACAACGACCTGGCTCAGGCGCGGTATCAGGGCGACCTGCTGACCGCCCGCTCGGCCGTGGATAAGGGCTTGCTGATGTTCGAGCATGATGGTCGGACCGACTTTTGGCTGGAATTCAGCTCGCGCCTGTATTGGTTCGACTTCGACGCGCTGCGCTTCGAGAAGTTTCAGCGCGAGATCGAGCCGGAGGAAGATGGCGAACTGGACCCGGAGAAGCTGGCCAAGATCCGGCGCGCGTCCTGCACAGTCCAGAAGATCGCCAACTGCTACCCAGAGGCGCTGTATTTCCAGCGCCACGAGGTCACCGACGAGAGTTGGTATTACTTCCGTGTCGACTTCCCACACGATAGCCCGAGCGTCAAAGGCACCTTCACCGGCGGCCATGTCGCCAGCGCTTCCGAATTCAAAAAACGCCTGATCTCGCTCGCGGCCGGCGCCATGTTCACCGGCACCGGCCACCAGTTGGATCGCCTCATCGAGGAGCAGACCGAGGCGATCAAGACCGTCGATGCCATCGACTTCGTGGGCTACAGCAAGGATCACCGCGCCTATCTGCTCGGCGACATCGCTGTACGCGAAGGCGAACTAGTGACCGCCAACGAGGAGGACTACTTCGAGTTCGACAAGCTACGGCTCAAGACCACGCAGAAGTCCATCCGCCTGGAAATCCAGCGCGACGCCGAGGCGTTCCGCACCGACTGGCTGCCCTGGCTGTGGCTGTGCTTCGGCACCCACGGCATGGTGGCGATGACGTTCTGGTTCGGCTCGCTGTTTGCCGAGCAGATCCGTGCTGCACACAAGAGTTTCCCGTTTCTCGAAGCCACCGGCGAGGCCGACGCCGGCAAGACCACGCTGTTGACGTTCCTCTGGAAGCTGTTAGGCCGATCCGACTATGAGGGCTTCGATCCGGCCAAGTCCTCCAAGGCCGGCCGCGCGCGCGCCATGGGCCAGGTCTCCGGCATGCCTGTCGTGCTGTTGGAAGCCGACCGCAATGAACCGGACAAGGCGCATGCGAAGACGTTCGAGTGGGACGAACTCAAGGACTTCTTCGGCGGCGGCACGCTGGCCACGCGCGGTGTGCGCAACGGCGGCAACGAGACCTACGAGCCGCCGTTCCGCGGCACCATCGTGATCAGCCAGAACGCCGCCGTGGACGCGTCCGAAGCGATACTCACGCGCATCGTGAAGCTGCACTTCAAACGGCCGCAGGTCACGACGGAAAGCCGCATCGCCGCCGACAACCTCAACGCGCTGCAGGTGGAGGAAGTCAGCCACTTCCTCGTGCGCGCCATCCGCCAAGAGCGCGCCATCCTGGATCTGTTCGCCGAGCACGTGAAGGTCTTTGAGGCCAAGCTGCGTGCCCAGCAGGATCTGCGCCTGGAACGCGTCATCAAAAACCACGCCCAGATGCTGGCGCTGTTCGATTGCCTGCGCCTGGTCATCACCGTGCCCGACGAGGTGGTCGAGAGAACACGGCTCGCGCTACTGGACATGGCGCTGGAACGCCAGAAGTCAATCAGTGCCGACCACGCCATGGTCAACGAGTTCTGGGAGGTCTACGAGTATCTAGAGGCCACTGGCCACGGCAAGGCCGTGGTCAACCACAGCCGTGATGCCCAGCGCATTGCCATCAACCTCAACCACTTCGCCGCACGCGCGGCGCAGTTCAGCCAGGGCGTGCCGGATTTGAAAGTGCTGCGCGCCCTGCTGAGCGACTCGCGCCGGCACAAGTTCATCGGCGCCAACGTCGCCGTCAACAGCGCGATCCTCAAGGACGAGCTGACTGGCGTAGGCACCACCGTCAAATGCTGGGTGTTTGCGAAATGAACGCCCTGGCCCATGTTGGAAATTTTGGGATTTTTACATTGACAGTGCCCCAAGGACGGAGCAACTATTACACCGTCGCCGCAAAATCGGCGACCGGGATTGGCGTCCCGAATCTGCACGGCGCAACAGCGCCCATCGAACGATGCCCGGCGCTTTTTTCTCGCCCGGCGTTCGTTCGGGCGCGTGCCTGCCAGTTCTATGGCGGGCGGTGCGTGGGGGCCGCAAGGCCCACCGGTTCCGTGTGTCCGGTACGCCAACCCGCACCGTCCGCCACCCCGATTGGCGTTGGGGAGGCGGATTCCAATCAATACACGGAGTCCCGCATGTCCTACGACGCTCAAGAAGCGCCGGCCGCCGCCGCGCGCCAGATCGCCCACTATTTCGGCCTGATCGCCGACACCCTCGACTGGAACCATACCGCGTGGCTGCACCTGACGGCACGTCTGGAAGGCACTGGCAAGGCAATCCACGCTCTTACGCTTGCTGACGTTGATGCAGCCATCGCTACCGTCGATGCGTTGTATGCGGAGGCGCAGCGATGAGCGCCAACAAACAATTCCGCGTTTGCGCCGGCGTCGTGCTCAGCTTCGAAATGATGCAGAGCTACGCCATGGTGATGCTGCACTCCGATGCGCTACACGATGTCGCCCCGGTGCTGATTGCCTGCGAGTCGTTCGCGGCCGCTGACGTGATGCTGGGTGGCGATCGCCAAAGCATCGTGCTTGGGCACTTGCACGTTTGCATGCGCGCCGACCGCGCGGCCGACGTGTTCGATTGGTTGCAACGCTTCTTTATTGCTGGGGGAGGTGCGCGATGAGTGCTGCCCATCTGCAGACTTGTTGCCCAGCGATGCGGACTACGCAATCAACGAAGAAGAGCACGACGGACTATGGCGTGCGCAGCAGGCAGTCAGCCTGCTGGCCACCATCAATCAGGACGTGGCAACCCGCGCCAGTGTGGGACACGACGGAGTTGCCGCGATTGCCGATTACATCCAGGAAGAGTTGCTGGACATCTTGTCGAGCGCTTGGCATCTGCGCGAACCACTCAATCCGCCTACCGGGGCTGATCTGATCTAACCCCCTTTTCAGCGGGCCGGCGGGCGGTGCTGTAACACCGCCCCAAGGCCCTCCACCAACGCAACTTTGGAGAGTCGATATGCAACAGCAAACTGGAACACGTCCAGCCGCGGCAGCACGTTCGCTGGCTTCGGGCACCGGACCTAACGCGGAGGCTAGCACGCCGGCCGTCGTCGCCTACGATCGCAGCATGGGAGACTGCTCAGCGACCATCACCATGCACGTCACACATGGTGCAGTCGTGGTCATTGCAAAACTGAACATGGGACCGCTTCGCCAGGTGCGTCAGTCCTGGGAGCGGCGTCGCGGCACCGGCTGGAAGCTCATCGATGGGCCTCGCCTGTGGACAACGGTAGATGACCGCATCAGCACCGAGTTGGCTGAGTTCATGGATGGCCTGGACTTCCCCTTCGACCTGGCCAACATGCTGCCGCGCAGGCCGACTGCGGCGGCTGCAGCTGCGGTCGCGCAGGCCGCGCGGGAGGTGGCGCATGGTTGAGTTGCTCGCTCTTGTGGTGGTCCTGGCGCCGGCGGCCGGTGGCGCGTTGCTCTACAAGCTGTGGACGACGCGCCGTCCGCGCCTGACTCAAACCGGCCTGGCCGTCGGACAGGTGCCGCAGCGCCTGCGTCGCCGCACCCGCATGGCTGTGCGGCGGGAGACTGCTCATGGCTGAGTCGGTCATTCTTCTCGGCCCACAGGGCAGCTGCAAATCGCTCAACGCCGGGGCTATGTGTCAAAAGCTTGGCCTGCAGGAGGTCATCGCGCTGGACGATCTGTTTTTCGCGTTCCGCTCTGATCGCCTGGAGTCTTCCGGGCAGCTGATCCTGACCTGCAACGAGCAGCAGGCCCGCACCTGGTCGGTGCGCTGGCGCTTGCGCCTCATGCGTGTGGAGGAAGCACGCGCCCAGCTCGGCGCCAAATGGAGGACGCAGCCATGAATCTGCAGCGCACGATCGAGATTGCGCGCGCCGCAGCGCGTTTGGGAGAGCCTGGCCCCTTGTCCACCGGGGAGGCGCTCACCGCCGCTCTGGTGCTGAATCGCCACGACTGGCTGGCCGAAATGGGCTACACCATCGCACAGGCGCTGGACCGAATCGACTCCGACACAGCGCAACATCTCCGGGACGCCGAACGCGTGCTGCGCCTGGAGGTACCGTGACGCAACGTCAGGTCGACCACGACAGTCCTCTGCCGCCGTGCACGAACGGCCACCTCGCTCGCCACATGCTCGACGCCCGCCGCCACGAGGCGGGCGGCGGGCATTTCATCGAGTGCTTATGTGGGCGCACGCAGAAGCATCCCAGCTTCGAGTTGGCCATGACCGAATGGCGGCGTGCTCATCGCATCCGCGCGCCCCGTCAGCCACGGCCCAGCACCCAGAACGTCGTGCAGCTCGGCCTGCGCCTCACCGGTGCGCGTCAACGATGATCGACGGCGCAAATATGGAAGGGTTTCGCAGGGCTTGCGAGGCACGTCACTGGCTGCGGCAGGGCTACACGGATGCAGCCAAGGTGCAAGAGCTGAGGCTTCGCATTGCCGCTGAGCGCGGCTACGCCGCTGCTGACTTGCTCGTCGAGGAAATGCGCGAGCAGTGGCGACGTCGGCGGGAGTGGACCCAGAGGCCAAGTAAGTGAGCAGCCCGGTAATTACGTTCGAGGATCTGCGCCGCCTTTGCGCGCCGGTCGGTCCTGCTCCACGCGCATCCACGGTTGTGCGCTGGGCGCGAGAGCAGGGAATTCTTTACAGGTACGACGGAAGGGGCGGCATCTGGACAACCCTGGACGCGCTCAACGCTGCAGTGGGGCTGGCCCCGAAAGCCGCTGAGCCACATAACAAGGAGCTGATCTGATGGGACGCGGCAGGAAGCGAAAGTTCAACCCTAATATCCCCAGGCACATCGACCAAGACGCCCTCCCGAAGGGCGTCTACTGGGCAGATGGGCGCTGGTACATCATCGAACCGCATCCCGAGGGCGGTCCCATGAGGAAACGCACCATTGCCTATGCGGATGCGAGGCTTTCCGACCTCCACGCGGCCAGGGAGGCATCCCGTGGTGCCGGCTTGGTCGGCTCCCTGCAGTACCTGGCCAACGCGTTCAAGCTATCCACCGAGTACCGAGACCTGTCTCGCAGCACCCGCGACGACTACGATCGCCATGCCGAGGTGGCTTGCGGCTACGTGCTGAAAGACGGCAGCCTGTTCGGGAGCCTGCTGGTGGACCGTCTGGCCGTTCCTCTGGTGCAGCGCCTGGTCGAAGCGCTCGCCAAGGGGCGAGAAGCAAGCGCCGTCCAGCCGGCGCTGCTTGCCCGTCCGTCCACCGCCAATCACACGCTGCGGTATCTGCATCGCTTGTTTGCTTGGGGCATACGCATGGGCCATTGCAAGACCAACCCGGCCAGCGGCGTGCGCGGTGCGAAAGAGCGCGCGGATGCAAAGATGCCGGATCCACAATCGTTCATGGCGGTGCTTGAGTTCGCCAAGTCACGCGCTGCGTTACCGCTGCACGCAAAGGGATCGGTCCCGCCATACATGCCGGCGGTCATGGTACTGGCCTACAACGCACGTCTGCGCGGTATTGAGGTGACCGACCTGACAGATGCGGACGCGCTACAGCAGGGAGTGCGCTGTACGCGCCGCAAAGGTTCTCGCGACAACATCACCGCCTGGAACGATGATCTGCGATGGGCATGGATCTGGCTGCGGGACTACCGTGCCGAGCGGATTCAGGCACACAAACGGCCGGTTCCGCTGCGCCCCGACCAGCGCGGCCTGTTGGTCACCCAGACCGGGACGCGCTTGGCGCGATCAACATTGAAGACGGCCTGGCAGCGCTTGATCACGGCAGCGATCGAGGCCGGCGTGATCGCGGAAGAGTCTCGCTTCACGCTACATGGTCTCAAGCATCGCGGCATAACCGACACACGCGGTACACGGGCGCACAAGCAAGACGCCGCAGGGCACGTCACCTCGCAGATGACGCATCGCTACGATCACGAGTTGCAGGTGATCGCGCCACCAACACTGCCTACCGATGACGTACTTGCAGGCGCATTGGCATTCGCTGACTTGGTGAAGCCCTCAGATCCGTGA